GTTGATATTATTGGGCCATTGTATGACACAGGACTTCGCGGTTCTATGGTCGAAAATTACAATTATGTTCAGGGTCGCCGTCACACCGAAATTGATCTTGGTGGAATTGCGTATGCCGACACAATTGGTTATGTTCTAACATCTATTATGGGTTCTTGTGTTACAGCAAATGGTTCAGCCCCATATAGCCATGATATTACATTGCTCAACGCCACAAGCGGAGATGCACAACCAGGCTCATTAACAATCACCGATTATTATGCCGCCGGTGTTCGTTATTATCCTGGCGCTCAATTTCATGACATGACCCTTACATTTAATGCTGATGGTCAACTGGAATACACCGCTAAGGCCACAGGCTTTCCATCGGTTGATACAACCGCCCCAACACCATCTTTTAGCGATGTAACCGCTACTCCAGTTTGGACTGGTACGGTTTCTGTTGGAGGAAGCCCAATTGCCTACACTCAGACAGGAACTATTACATTAACTCGTAAGATTGATCCTATCTTTGGTATTTCTAACACCCAAGCCCCATATCAGGTATTTGTTGGCGCGCTAAATGCAACCGGCAAACTTACCTTTGTTATGGAAAACGATGATCAATTGCTTAACTTCTTAAACAACACACAACCTACTTTAGAAGTTACTTTTGCCCAGGGAAGCGGCGCAACCGCTACTAGCATCGCTTTCTATTTAAGCAAGGGCGCTTATACCACAGGCGCAATTGAGCGTAGCCAAGACCATGTTCAAGTAACGGTAGATATATCCTCACTTGGTACAACCGCCAACGCTGGCTCAACCGGTGGATATTCTCCTATTGCTTGGAACTTGCAGAACGCCGTTGTGAGCGGTACTTACTAATCACAACCCACTAGAACGGCAAGCGGGTGTTCTTGTAGCGATTGGCCGCCTTCCCCAATCCGCTCCACCCGCTTTGCCCCTATACTAAGCGAAGGCATTCTCGGAAGGAAAACAAATGGCAGAAAAAACAGTTACATTACCATCAGGCAATACAGCAGTATTTCGCGATCCAGATACTTTAAAAGTTAAAGATCGTAAAAAAATTCTTATGGCAATTGGCGCTGAGGATTTAGGTTTGGCACAAGGTTTAAAATTAGTTGATGGTTTATTAGCAATGATTATTAAAGAATGGTCATTTGATCTAATAATTCCTAGCGTCAAAATTGACTCATTAGACGAACTTTCTATTCCAGACTATGACGCGCTTACTGAAGCCGCCGCAGATGCGCAAAAGAAATTGTTCCCTAATTTCTCTGATGACGGAGAAGCGGATAGCCCAAAAGACAATTAGATCGTCTTGAATGGTTATTAAAAGGCGGTAACCGTAGGGGCGATCTTACTTACCCTGACGAACAATTTATTTATTTTCAATGCGCCGATAAGTTTGGTTGGACACCCGATCAAACAGATGAACAGCCAGCCGTTCTTGTTGACTGGATGTTAAATATTGGCGCAATGATAGATAAACTTAAATCGGAAGTTGGTTTAAATGGCTCTTAATGGATGGTCAGAATTTGAACGCAAAATGGAACAATTGCGTGCTGAACTATTATTAAAGCCTAAAGAAATTGTTAGAAAGTTAGCCCTTGCCGTTGAAGTGGAAGCCAAAAAGAATGCCAGCACAGGTAAAATTCCACGCGACAAATGGAAAACAGAACCGCATATTCCTGGTACTGGGCCTGGCCCAAATGTGCGAACAGGAAATCTTAGAAATAAGATTGAGTTTGTAGATTACCCATCTGGTTTTGGTTCTTATACGGCTGTAGTTGGTTCGGGTGCTGAATATGCCAGAGCCGTTGAAATGGGATCGCCTCGATGGAAATCTGGCGCAAAGTATCCTTACTTTGAACCAGCAGTTAAAATGATACGCGAAAGCGGAGCGTATGAAAGAATTGTTAATGAAATAATGCGTAATTCATCATTTGGAAAGGGGTAACAAATGGCATTCTTTCCAGACCTATCTGTAAAATTTGTTGCCGATACTAAAGGCGCTATTGCCGAAATTCAACGCCTAAATGGTGAATTAGAAAAGACTAAAATTAAGTCTGATGTCGCCGGTTCATCAATGATGAAGTTTGAAGGTTACGCTAAATTTGCGGCCAAGGGTGCGGCAGTAGTAGCCGTTGCGCTTGCTGGCATTGGTTATGAGGCTATTAAAACCGCCGCCGATGTAGAGTCCTCGCAACAGAAAATGAATGCGGCATTTTCTGCTACAGGCTCAACGCTTAACTCTCTTAGCCCTGTTGTTGAAAAAGTTTATAAGCAGATGGGTGATCTAGGCTTTCTTTCTAAAGATACCGCCGATGCCCTAGCGCGTGGAGCAATTTCATTCCATAGTGCTGAAAAGGCAATGCAATATATGGGTTTAGCGGCTGATATAGCACGCGCCAAAACAATTAGCCTAACCGATGCCACCGTTGCATTGGGTCGTGCTTCAGTAGGACAGGCACGCGGTTTTGCCACCCTAGGTGTTGTTATTCCTACCACCGGAACAGCCGCTGAAAAGTTTGCGAATGTATTAAAACAATTAAATGGCGTTCATGGCCAAGCCGAAGCGTATGCAAATACAACCGCCGGCGCTATGTCTGTTTTAAAGTCAAAAACAGAGGATTTATTTAATTCTATTGGCGTATTGCTTTTGCCTGTATTTACTAAATTTGTAAAATTTATAACAAATAATGTTATGCCAGCAATCATAAACTTTATTAATACACTTAAAGCCCATCCTCAATATATAAAACCTTTTACTGATGCGCTTGTATTTCTTATTAATGTTTTGGCAAAAGTTGGTTCTTTTGCCCTTGATGTTGCGGCCATAATTCTTAAACTTACAAGTTTCGTTTTATTCTTTATTCAAGTTATGGCTAAAGTTGTACCAGGGTTAAAGGGTTTTAGCGATTGGGTTAAAGGCGCTCGCGCCGATATGGATAAAACTGCCATAGCCTTTAATAAGGGCGCAGTTGCTCTTAATAATTTTCACATGAAAGCAATTGAAATTAATAAAACTCCGCTTAAGCCATTTTCTGGTGGATTAAATACAGGCGGGGTTGCCGGTGGTGGCACAACAGCCACAACAACTCAAAAATTAGCCTCTGATATTGAAAATGTTTTCGAGTCATTAAGTAAAAGCGTTAAAAATATTGGTGACTCAATTACAAAGGTTTTATCTTACAACCTTGCTGGCAAAATTAAAGACTCTTTTATTAATCCTGTTGATGCCGCATATAAGAAATTAAACGACTCGGCTACCGTATATAAAAATGAACAACTTAAACTTACAAGCGCAACGCTAGATGCAACCAAGGCTTCTTTAGCACACGCCAAGGCTCTTGATACTCTTAACAAGGCTACAACGGCTAATCAAGCCGCCGCTACTGCATCTGCGGATGCCGCTAAAAATGCAGCCAAGATTGCCGGAGATGCGGCTACTGCTCAAGCAACTCAAACCGAACAAGCGCTTCAAGCAGTTATTACAGCCCAAGAGGATTATGCCAACGCTGTCCTTGCGCGAGTTCAAAACTTTAGAGATGCTTTTGCGAACGCTACCAAGATTGATTTTGGTGGCATAGCCGGCAATATTTCATCAGCCAAGCAACAAGTCGCTCAAGCGCAAGCCGCCCTTGATAAAGCACAACAAGACTTTATGCAAAGGGCAAAAATTTCTGCCTATGCTGGCGTTCAATCTAGTTTAACCTTACCAGTCTTTACCGCTGAACAGGCCGCGCTTACTAAGGCTAAACAAGATTTGGCTGTTGCGCTTGGGCAAAGTTCCGATCCATTTGCCGCTACTTCTCAAGAATTAATTACTGCGCTTCAAAATCAATACACCAAGGCAACTCAATTATCTATTAATGCCGGTCAATTAGCCGCCGCAGGGTTCTCGCAAGATTTTATTACTCAAATCCTTAATTCAGGTTTGGATATGGGCAATTCTTTAAGTTCGGCCATTCTTTCTAGCAGTTCGGCATCACAAGATGCGCTTAAAACGGTATATAACAATTTAGATACCGTATCGCAACATGGCGTAGATAACCTTGCCACTACTTTAAACCAAGGCGCAATTGACGCTATGAATTCTT